CTTCATAAGCACCTGGTATTGGCTCCCATTCATTGATATCAGTTAAACCATACCCTTTATCCACGTTTATAACACCATCTCTATCTAAACCCACTATAGGTTTGGGAAACACTTTAGGCCAAGACAACTGAGCTTGATACATAGCTTGTTGCTGTGCATTCATTGGCTGATTAAATTGAGATTGATTAAGATTTGATCCAGACGAATAAGGACCTAGAAAGTAATCATTAGTTTCAGTGGGGCCTTGAGTTGTGGTTCCCTGTTGATTTTCTCGAGTACTCGAATACCTACCCATTTTTTGCTCCCTTCACACCGTAGGTAATTATCTCATAAGTTTTAGTATATATCAACCTTATAAATAGAAAAAACAGAGGTGATCTATGGCCATCCCAACTTCCAGAGACCAACTTAAAGAACATTGCTTGCGAAGGTTAGGAAAGCCGGTCGTAGATATCAATGTAGATGAAGAGCAGGTACAAGACCGTATAGATGAAGCATTGCTTTACTATAGAGACTATCATTTTGATGGCACTGAGCGAGTTCTTCTAAAGCATCAAATAACGGCAGCAGATAAAACTAATAAGTACATAACTCTGGACGACTCTTATATTGGAGTTGTTGGTGTATTTGATGTTGGCGATTCTACACAAACATCTAATCTGTTTAACGTACGCTATCAAATACACTTAAACGATCTGTTTGACTTTTCTTCCACAACCTATGTACCTTACGTTACTGCAATGAGGCACGTTGCTCAGTTAGAAGAAATTTTTGTTGGAAAGCAGCCAATTAGGTTTAATCGACATACTAATAAGCTGCATATTGATATGTCTTGGAATGATGTTACTACTGGCAACTATATTATAGTAGATTGCTATAAGGTAACCGATCCTGGTACATATACAGATGTGTGGTCAGATAGATGGTTAATGCAATATACTACTTCTCTTATAAAAAGGCAGTGGGGAGAAAACTTAAAGAAATTTGAGGGTCTCCAAATGCCTGGTGGCCTTACATTTAATGGCCAAAAAATTTGGGAGGAAGCAACTGAGGAAATACGGCGACTGGAAGACGAAATGATATCGAGCTACTCACTTCCAGTTAGTGATATGACCGGCTGATATGTTAAATAAGTATTTTAACAATTATGGGTTTGCTCGCGAGCAAGACGTCGTTGAAGACCTTATACTTGAGTCAATCAAGATATACGGGCACGATGTAAAATATCTTCCAAGAACGCTGGTTAAGAATGACCATCTGTTTGGAGAAGATATACTATCACAATTTAATGAAGCTATCAATATAGAGATGTACTTAAAGTCCATGGAAGGCTTTGAGGGTGATGGACAGTTTCTTAGTAAGTTTGGTTTAGAGATACGAGATCAAATAGTACTGACGGTATCTCGAAAGAGATTTGATCAAGTTCTAACGTCTCCCAAACTTATGACCGAGGTTGGTTACAATCTTGTTTTTGAAGATGGTGACAACAATGAACCAAGTCGACAGTTTTTAACTGGAGATGCGGCAACTGAAGCATGGGTACAGGAAGGTGATGACTACTTAAACACCCTGAACCGTCCTAGAGAGGGAGATCTGATCTATTTCCCTATGATGGACAAGATATTCGAAGTAATGTATGTCGATGACCGCCCTGTACATTTTCAGCTTGGTAGAATGCAGTCTTATGATCTTCGTTGCGAACTCTATGAGTACAGTAGCGAAGCTATTAATACTGGCGATAGTACTATTGATGCTATTGAGGATAACTTTAGTCTCAATACGTTAATATACCAATTCACTCTTGAAGATGGATCTGGTATTATTAAGAGCGAAGACGGTGATAGTATCCTACAAGAATTTGAAATGACAGCAACTGCACCAGCTGCTAATAACACGTTCTTCCAGTTTGAAGCTGATTCAATATTAGACTTTAGTGAGACCAATCCGTTCAGTGAGGTAGATAGGTTCTAATGTTTGGACATACTTACTATCACAGTATTATCAGAAAATACATCATTATGTTTGGAACTATGTTCAACGACATTGATGTACAAAGATTTAATACTGCTGGCACTAGAATCCAAACATTAAGGGTTCCTATTGCGTATGGACCAAAAGAAAAGTTTCTAGTAAGACTTGCTCAAGATCCAAACTTTGATCGCGACGTAGCAATTGTTTTGCCTAGAATGTCTTTCGAAATTACGTCGATGAACTACAATTCAACGCGTAAACTACCTTCTACTATAAAAAACGTATACACATATACTGATCAAGACAAACTAAAGTATCAGTACACGCCTGTACCATTTGATATTAATATTGCACTATCTGTGTTTGTAAAGAACGCAGATGATGGTGTACAGATACTTGAAGGTATACTTCCCTTCTTTACACCTGAATGGACAAACAGTGTAAACCTTATTCCAGAGTTAAAGTTAAAGATGGATGTTCCTGTTGTGTTTAATGATATATCAACAGAGGACACATATGAAGGAGACTTCTCGACTAGAAGAGCTCTTATTCATACTCTAAACTTTACAGTGAAAGGATATTTGTTTGGTCCAGTCAGAACTCAGGGTGTTATCAAAAGAGCTATTGCAACAACCAACATCGAAACTACAGCTGGTGACTCTACAGCCATATCGTCTATACTGACTGCCACGCCTGGCCTTACAGCTAACGGTACACCTACATCCGACTCAACAATTACTGTGCCACCAGAACAGATAAGTAGTACTGACGATTATGGATTTATCGAAGATCAACAGTTCTTCGGTGGTGGTACTGATAGTGTCTAAAACAAAACTTGAAAGCAATCTAAACGATCTGTTTGGAATGCCTGAAGATACAGCTAGCATCTCTGAGGCTAAAGGTGAGCTTGTAGCTGTAGAAACTAGAAATCAACTAACCAACCGTGCAGATATAGACCACTCTGGTGATATCGACACAGATTACAGGTATGCTAGAGAGAATCTATACGACATAATTGAAAATGGTTCTCACGCTCTCCACGAGTTAGTAGAGATTGCTAAGTCAAGTGAACATCCCAGGGCTTTCGAAGTAGTAGCATCTCTAATGAAGACCCTTACTGATGCAAACAAAGACTTGCTTGAAGTACAGGCGAAGGTCAAGAAACTAAAGCAAGAAGAAAACATACAGTCAGGTCCCAATAACGTAACCAACGCGCTCTTTGTTGGGTCTACGACCGAACTACAGAATATGTTAAAGGATAATCTAAAAGATATATCTTAATCCGGCTACACCGGCTATTATCCTAGTGTTCCAAAAAAAGTCAACAGCATATGGCCATTGAAAACTATCTTGGTAACAAAAACCTCAAAAAGGTAGGTGTTCCTGTTGAGTATACACAGGAGCAAGTGCAGGAGTACATTAAATGTGCTCGCGATCCAATTTACTTTATTAGAACATATGTAAAGATCGTTCACGTTGATTATGGTCTTGTTAACTTTGACCTTTGGCCCTTTCAAGAAGAAATGGTACAGAAGTTTGGCGATAACAGATTTGTAATTTGCAAACTTCCTCGACAGGTTGGTAAGACAACTACTGTAGCGGCATACATCTTATGGCAGGTTCTGTTTAACGAACAATATAGTGTTGCTATCCTAGCTAACAAACTTGCTCAAGCAAGAGAGATCCTTGGTAGAATTCAAAACGCATACGAGCACCTTCCTAAGTGGTTACAGCAGGGTGTCAAGGAATGGAACAAAGGTAACATTGAACTAGAGAATGGTTCAGAGATACTTGCATCAGCTACATCATCATCAGCAATTCGAGGTACGTCTCAGAACTTAATCTATCTTGATGAGTTTGCGTTTGTACCAAACAATCTACAAGAAGAGTTCTTCGCTTCTGTATTCCCAACCATTTCATCCGGTACGACTACTAAAGTACTAATCACGTCTACTCCAAATGGAATGAATATGTTCTATAAGATTTGGGTAGACAGTGAAGAAGGTAACAACGACTATGTAAGACACGGCGTGCATTGGTCAGACGTACCTGGCAGAGATGAGAAGTGGAAAAAGGAAACAATCAAAAATACTAGCGAGGAACAATTCAGACA